CTGTTCCTTATACACTTAGAGTTAGTGTGGATTTTTGGACTACTAACTATCAACAAAAGCTAGAACTATTTGAACAATTAGCAACATTATTCAACCCTGCACTAGAAATACAAAGCACTGATAATTTTATAGATTGGACTAGTTTAAGTGCAGTTTTCCAAGATGGGCTGGCATTCTCAAGTAGAACTATCCCGACTGGTACTAGCAACCCAATTGATGTAATGAGTTGGAAGTTTTACATGCCAATTTGGTTGAGTACGCCTGCTAAACTTAAGAAAATGGGTGTTGTTGACAAAATTATTGCAAGTATCTATAAAGGAACAGCCCTTCAAGATATTCAAAACGAAGATTTGTTATTGGGTACTAGACAGAAGATAAGTCCATATGGATATAAAGTGTTATTGTTGAACAATAGACTGCAATTGTTGCCTGCTAACGAACCATTTTATCCCGGGAATGAGACACTGGCGATCCCCACTAATCCAGACACGAATCTTTATTGGAGTGCATTGCTAAATGTGTATGGCGCATTCAAGCCAGGAATTAGTCAGATATGGTTGCAGAACCCTTACATAGAAAATGATATTGTAGGGACAGTAGTACCTGATCCAAATGATGATAGATTCTTAATCTATAACATTGATAAAGATACTCTCCCGCAAAATACTATGCCACCTGTTAATAGTATTATTAATCCGCAAATGACCGGACCAAATGCTGGATTGCCTGGCCCAATGCCAAATGTACGATATCTTATTGTAGAAAACATTGGTTCTACTGATGCGAGTACTGTTGCGTGGGGTGACTTGGTTGCAAACGCGAATGATATTATTCAATATGATGCCGGTCAAAGTAAATGGAGAGTGTCGTTTGACAGTCAAAATGCAACAACCGTTGAGTTCGTGACAAATCTTACAACCGGAATGCAGTATCGCTATGTCCCTCATGAGGGTGTTTGGATGAAATCCTACGAAGGCTGGGTCGATCAAGGCGACTGGAGCGTAGTTATTTGATAAATAAAGATGTAGTTCGCGGTGCGCTAACACCCAACTACTCTAACGCTATGAAGGAGCATCAGCAATGACTATTTATTATCTATACCAAAAGACCCATATTAAAACCGGACTTAAATATCTGGGGTATACCACCCGAAATCCATTTATCTACCGGGGATCCGGTATTAAATGGGGCGATCATCTTAGAGAACACGGAGCCCATTTAGAAACAAGTATTTTAGCAGAGTCAACTTCCAAAGATGAAATTAAAACTATGGGTAGATACTATAGTGAGCTTTGGGACATTGTTAATAGCGATGATTGGGCAAACTCAATGAAAGAAACTTGCGGCGGGCCCGGGGGAAAATCCGGAATCCCGCGCAGCGCCGAAACAAAAAGAAAACTTAGTGAATCCCTATTAGGTCGTAAACATACCGATGAGCAACGGAAAGCTAAAAGCAAGAGACAAAAAGGAAAACCAAAATCATCTACTTGGATAGATAAAATGACGGGTAGAAAAAATCCAAAAATAAGTATTGCTCTTGCGGGTGTTCCCAAACCCAAAACGACATGCCCACACTGTGGAGTAACAGGAGGCATAGGCTCAATTAAAAGATGGCATTTTGATAACTGTAGAAATAAACAGTAAATACTAGCATGACAAAACAAGCCGCCGGAGTATTCTTTTACTGTAAATCAACAAGTAGATATCTTTATCTACTGAGGGCTGATAATAAAAATCACACATGGAGTATTCCAGGCGGAGGAATAGAAATAGATGAGACATTACTTGAAGGCATAGCACGAGAATGTCAAGAAGAGATGAACTTTGACATCTCAGAGTTAAAACTAGTACCCATACAAAAATTTGTAAACAAAAGCTTTAACTATCATACATTTTTCTGTGAAGTAGACAACGAATTTGTTCCAGAGCTTAACGACGAGCATGTGGGTTATGCCTGGGTAGGTAATGCATTATATCCGAAGCCATTGCATCCAGGATTGTTTAGTACAGTGAATATTGATATCGTAATTGATAAATTACGCCAATTAGAAAAATAGTTAACTTATATTGAGTAACTTAGAAGCAGCTGGCCATCCAAATGCACCAGCTAATACTCCTGCTCCCATTAGCATCCAGCGCCATTTCTCAAGCGCAGATACTTTCTTTTCTACAGCATCATGCTGCTTTTTATTATCATCTTTAAAGTCTTTTAATGACTTGTTGAAATCTTCTTTAGCACCATTTATAGAAGTTCTTATCTCAGACATATGAGTGTCTATAGAAGTATGCAAGTCCTTCAGGCCAGTTTTTAAATCTTCAACTTTTTCGTTGAGATTAGAATATTGAACCTGAAGGACAGCAATTTCTGTCTCAGTTTCACGCAATTTTTGTGCTGCTGATATCTGAGCCATGACGTTTCAACCTTATGCGTTGCCGATAGTAACGATCGGGAATGGTTGACCATTTGCGGCGTTTGCAGTGGCAGCACTGTTAAACGATGCATACAATGGAGTAGCATTCTGCAACACAATATTTCCTGTAGCGACAGGACCTGATGTAGCAGTAAATCCTTCTGCGCTATAATCGCTCAAGCTTTGAATCTTTACTGTTGCACTGTTTGCATAAGTTGCAGTAATTGTCATAGTGTTTGGGGTCAATGCAGTGTTAGCAACGTTTGCAGTATAGCACTGACCTACTAATCCAGTAGTTGTGCCCTTAACAAGATACTTCTGCTTGCCCTTTTGACGAACGATATAACCTGCTTCTGGTAATGCTTGCACGAAAGAAACGTTTGTAAGAGTTGCTGTTGCGTTAGCTGCCAAAATTGACTGCTGCTGAATTGCATTAGCCGTTACGCTTGCATTTGATGTTAGTCCGACATTGGCTCCACCCGGAGTCAATGAAACAGTGAATGCTGAAGCATTTGCAATTGTCTTGACGAAATAAGTAGTACCAGCAGTCAAATTACCAAATGAGGTACTAAAGTTAACTGGAGCATTTGCAACAAGTGTTTGTGCATTACCTGATGTTCCAATAACATTACCTGTAGCAGTTGTATTTGCGACTGCAACTGTTAATGAGCCTACGTTGTTTGCTACTGTACCAATTAAACCGACACTATTGAACAAGATAGTTCCGTTTGCAACATTAGCTAAGTCAGTTCCTAAGCCTACAATAGTTGCAGAAGTGTTTGAGGTATACAAGGTACCTGTGCCATTTACACCTAGTGCAACGTTACAAAGAACTTCTTTGCCGTAGATTGCAGTATTACCACCGACTACGCCATAAGTTGCAGTGTTAGTTGCTGGATATCCAGCACCACTTAGTGGGTTATTGAAGTAGTTATCAACAGGTGAAATAGTTGTTGATACTGAACCAGAAGCAGTTGTTAATGGAACTGTAGTAAATGTCGGGTTTGCACTAGGATGAGTAGCAGATGCAGTGAATGTGCTATTGTTTCCAGAGTTAATAACTTGTAAAATCCAATAAACAGTTCCGCCAGTTAATCCTCCAATAGTTGTTGCAGGAATAAATGTCATACCTGCAATGATACCAAGATTGGTAAAGTTTGCAGATGTCGTAATGACATTAGTAGTTGTAGTTGTGTTAGTGATTGTTACGACTGCCTGAGCTTTGGCAATCTTAAGTGGACGACCCATTTGTTTTCTCCTTATAAATGCGGGTTCTAGCCGCTACGCAGTGGGTGCTGCATAAGTTCTTCTCATAAGAACATACACAAGTATTTATCATTATCGCAAAAAATAACGGTTAGAATTTAATAATAGGTAGTAACGCTACGTTAGTAGGTCTGGTTTCACTACCTCCCGTAGCACCAATTGGTGCAGCACGCCAATCTGGATAACCTCGTCCTTCTTCGTAGCTGTACGTATAACCTGATGTTGGGAAGTCGTACCCAGCATATCCTGTATGAGTATGCGATTTAAAATCATCAGTTTGGTTACTACCAAACTGTCTACTTGGATCTATTCCCCTTCCATCATCAAAACCTCTGATAAACTGACCACGTAAGTCGGGAATATTGAAATTGGTGACGTTACCACCGTATGTATTACCTAGTGCTGCACTTAAATTAGGATATGTACTGCGTAACACACTAGCACCGTTTGCGATAATATATCCGGCTGGCGGAGTACTCATCGCAACATAGAACACCGATCCCACTGGCACTGCGCTCTGTGCTATTGCATAAATTGCATTTTGCACGTAGGAAACAACGGCCTGCTGTGTCGCAAGATATTGACTACTATTAGCAGCCATTGTACCGTCATTATCAAATTTTGTAACTAGATTATTGAAAACATCTCGCAGATTTGTAAATTGTGAATTTGCTGTTACTGTATTTGTGAACGTGCCATTCGTTGCTGCTACGTTTCCTAATGATGCATTGCCGACTACGCTAATAGTTCCGGCTATAATAGCAGAGCTTCCTACTGTCAAGTTTGCACTAGTACTTGTGTTTCCACTTGTAGTAGTATCTCCGAGTACAGATAGATTTGAATTTACCCGCGCATTGCTAACTGTGATATTACCGGATAATGTTGCGTTTCTGTTAATAGCAACATTTCCTATAATAGAAGTATTTCCTAAAATTGAAAGATTTCCAGTACCGGCGATATCAGTGCCTGAAATATTGCCGGTTGCAATAAGTCTATTTGTGCCCAAATTACCTACATTAGCATTACCGGTTATATTAGCATAACCAGAAATATTTGCTCCGGCGCCATATATAGTAATGACGTTAGCTGTACCTGAAGATCCTATTCTCACTGCATAATTGTAATCTACAATTACGTTAGATGAGCCGTTTTGAATCAAGGTGCCTGTTGCTACTGAGATGTTAGTTAATAATCCACCGTCACCTTGGAAATAGTTAGCCTTAACTAGGTTACCTAAATTAGCGTTTAATGACGTTATATTCCCGGAGAAACTACCGAATGATGCTGAGATATTTGCGGTAGCGGTAATATTACCGGTGACTGTTAAATTTCTAGATCCTATAATATTACCTAATGCTCTGACATTTCCCGTTACGATGGCATTTCCACCGACATTTACTTCACTGATAGTAGTAACATTATTAGCTGAAACATTGTTGACTACTATTAGATTGCCAGAAACATTGCTATTTCCTGCAACAGAAATATCTCTACTTACTGAAATATTGCCTGCTGCTATATTACTATTCACGGTCAAATTGCTACTTGTTATGCTACCAGCAGACAAATTACCACTAGAAATATTACTGGTTACTGTCAGTGATCCGAGAGAGCCAAGACTAGTAATATTAGGCTGTGCACCAGTGGTTAATATACCTGTTAATAAACTAGCGCCAATTGTTCCACTGTTTGCATACACGTTACCTGCTAAAATATTACCGGTGACGATGGCAGTAGTTAATGTACCTATACTAGTAATGTTTGGTTGATCAGTAGTAGTTAGTGTTCCAGATAAGAAACTTGCACTTACTAAGTTAGCACCAGTTAGCTGACTATCTGCACCACTCATCGTGATATCGCCATTTGCAATGAGGGTTAAGCCAGTGAAGCTTGTGCTTACACTTGTAATGTTTGGTTGAGCAGCAGTAATCAATGAACCACTAATAGTATTAGCTACTACCCGATTTGCACCAATGTTACCAACGTTAGCGTTACCTGTAATATTGAGTAATGTAGCACCAAATGACCCTGTACTAGTATTAAAAGTAAATGCTGAATTGGTGTATGGTGAATAATTTCCCGCAGTAGTGCCGGAAACTAGTTCTGGATAATAAACTCCGGAAGTTGCAACACTTACTGTATCATATGTGCTTACGTTTGATCTTGCAGCAAACAAATTAGGTACTTGTGTAGTTGAGGTAACTACTAACGGCGCAGTACCTGTTGCTACTCTGCTTATCAACTGACCAGAGACGTTTGCGTTTCCGCCGGTTATATTAGCAGTAAATACTCCGTTTGTTGCACCAATATTGCCCACGTTAGCATTAGAAACTACGTTTAGTAATTGTGTAGTAAGATTACCTGTCAATGCGTTGAACGAAATGTTTGCGTTTACACCTAACTGATAATTTGCGTTTGCACTTCCACTAGAGAATACTGGATAGAATGTTCCAGTGGTTTGAGCTACTACATTGCTATAATCACTGACATTACTATATGCTACATTTAAGTTTGCGACTCTTGTAGTTGACGTAACTTGTATAGGACTAGTCCCAGTCGCTACATTAGATACCAACCTACTTGCTACTACATTATTGGTAGAGTTTAGATTGCTTACGTTAGCATTGCCAGTTACTGTTAAAATATTAGTTGCATAATCAAACGTAAAGTTTGAGCTTGCACCAAACTGTCCTGTGCTATTAGCATATTGAATCGCCGTGTTTGAGCCTGCTGCATTACCTACAAAACTAGTTGCGCCGGCTGAGCTTACTGCCTGTCCTCCAAGTTGGTAAACATTAGCAGTGATAGATGCAGACTGTAATGGAACTACGTTAGAAGTATTGCTGTCCGGACTAGTAGCGATTTTGATGTGTGTTCCGTCAGGTGGGCTACCCAACACATAGTATGTCGTGTTGGCAGTAATGCCAGTTCCAGCCATATTTCCAATGAATTGCACTGCTGAGTTTGCAGTAAAGCTTGAACTACTTCCTACTGTAATTTGATTAGTGCCGACTGTGGTTGCAGTGGCAGTAGTATATGCATAGGCAGTATACGCACTTGAGTTGATCGTAGAAGTTAAACCGCTATCACTATACAGACTAAATGTATTTGATGTCAGCGGTTGCACATAGTATGCATTTCCGTTTAACTGGGTCATGCCTTGAGCATTAGTAACTGTGATTTGTGCGCCTTTGACAAAATAATGGCTGCTGACAGTAGTTACTACTGCTGGGTTAGCTTTAGTGACATTTTGAATATTAGCAACAATAGTTGCTTTTGGTGTCCAACTAAGATTACCTGCACCATCTGTTTGTAATACAAATCCTATTGCGCCGCCGTCAATCTTTACATTACCAACATCACCCAATGTCAATAATCCGCCGGCACCTGTTCCAGTATTAACCCAGTCAGTACCATTGAATGCTAGCACTTGGCCGGTAGCTAATGTAGTAGGACTGACATTGAGATTTCCTATTGAGCCATCTATTTGATTGAATGCAATAGATGAATAACTAGTTAATACTTCAACATTTTCGTTAGGGGTCGTTTTACCAATAAAGAGTCTTTTTTGGTCAGAAGCCCAACCAAATTCGGCATCGTCTAACTGCGGTAAATCTACTAAATTACCTGCACGCTGTTGTAGTTTAGAAATTTGAATAATGGACATAAGTGCAATCTTACCTATCTGATTACACTTATTTATGCTTGGTTATAGGAACTTAGTGTAGTATTCTTCTACTCGTTTCCACCAAAGGTCACTGTACGTATCAAACTCATTACCTTCTACGATAAATTCTTGGTACTCGTTTGCTGCGCTGCACATTAAAATTACTCCTTTGTTGATAGAAGTACCATACACTTCGTTATGTGCATTTGCGTAAGCCGTCAATTGCAAAAAATAGTCTTCAATCCATTCACGCTTCTTAGGTTTGTTCGTTTGTTTGAAGTCTAGGATAGCTTCATCACCTTCATGGAGCCCAACTAAGTCAGTTGTTCCTGCGTAGATTTCAGGAAAGTATAAACTGACCTCGGTTCCCCAAAACTCATCACAATTTGATAATCCATTCTTTATGACAGTCTGTGCCATTCTATGTGATTGCTGACTTGCTGGATGACCGCCGGGCTCTCCAGTGGTATCATTTAACACATAATTTTCAAGCCACTTGTGCATCCTAGTACCGCGGCCGGCTGCTTCTGCGGTGATTTCTTTTGCTTTTTGTTCACCGACGCGGCGGCGCCATTCAATTAGTGCTTTCTTTGCCTCATGAGGTTTTGTTGCGTCAAGAATTGTAGTAACGCTAGGTAGATAGTGACCGTCAGGCGTAATATATTTACGCCCTTCAGTTGTCGTTTCTCTTTTAAGTTCGTTATAGGGATATTTTTTTACTAATGCCATAAAGTATTATATCATACTATTATATCAACACAATAGTAATGGTTACTTTTTCAACGCCCGCCTAGCCATTTTAGCTACTACTTTGTCATTATCATCTGTTTTAGGCATGTCAATTGTTTTCTCTTTTTGATCAGTGAAAATTACATCATTACCTTGAATGTTCTTAATGACATCCTTTAAAGGGGGAACCTGAATCATGTTATATAGATCATCAGCATCAAGAATAACATCATACTTTTGAAAATAATTTAACAAATCGTCCAATGTATAATTATCGGGGATTTTGCCATCTTCTCTTCCTTGTTTAAGCTGATTGCTTAGCGCCACTATTTTGGTGACGAGTGCGCTATCCTGGTCGAACTCGTACAAACGCATTATTATCTCTTTGCACGACCTACGTTTGCAAATTCTTCTTCCTCTTCATCACCCATTCCAGGGGGAGGGGGAAGGTCAACTGGCTCTTCTTCTGGCTCTTCCATGTCCATGTCCATGTCCATGTCCATGTCTTCTTCGCCAGGTTCTTCAGGAGCAAATGCATCTGCGCCGCCTTGACCAGTTAGGCCGCCAACTGCGCTCTTCAATGCAGTTTGTGCTTCCTGTAGTGCAGCATTAAGTGATTGTAGAGTACTACTTACAGTTTCGTTAAATGATGTGCTTTCGTTGACTCCAATCTCGGATTCAATGCTATCTACCAGCGCTGGAAGTTCTTTGACCATCATGTCATTTACTTCTTCATACCATTTTTGTACATTGTCAACCATATCCTGAGCAGCAAGAATTACTTGACTCTTTTCAACTTCTTCGTTTTCAAAAACGATGCGGGGCTGCTTAGCAATGCGAAGGTGGTCAGTTAATGCTTGCTCCATAAATAGCATCTTCATGTAGCTAGGATTTATTTCTGATTTATGGAAATCAGGACTTAGTCTTGCTTCTTTGATAAGGCGTGAGACTTTCTTAAGCATATTCAGTGTATTAGGACGGTCTAGTCTTGATACATCAACTGAAACACTGAAGTTTTCTCTCAGTGCTTTAACTGCTGAATTTTTAATATCTAAGTCATTAAGTTTCATATTTGATTCTTCCTATTTGATAAAGTATTTATCTTATTCTGTTAAATTTAAACTAGCTAGATTCCGTAAATCTACGACCCTGTAATTGCATAGAGCTATTAATATGTGACTGTATTTCGCTGAGTATCAGCCGCTTTTTAATGAGGTCTTCTTGGATTTTGATTTGATATACTAATTTATCTTCTGCTTTTGTTTTTAGTATTCTACGATGATTTGCTATATTAAAATTTATACTTGAAAGATTGAGGTCCAACACATGAACACGATTTGCTAGATTATGTTTACCTTCGTTAACTAGAATAGTATATGCAATAGCATTCTTTTGTTCTACAAAGTCAACTTTCTTTCCAGTTCCTGAAACTCTGTATATTCCAAACACAGGCTTTATAGCATATTTACCAAACATATTAATTACACCACCTGTATCTTTTGTAATAAGAACATTTCTTAAATCGGAACGAAGTTCTTCTTCAAACAAATCTTCTAGTCTTCTTGAAATCGTCTTCATACTACCTCAAAATAAATGTTTCTAAATTCTTCTGATGTGTCAAGCATGATATTCAACGTTTGTAGTTGATCAACACAGTGAATCATCGGAACCCCATCACAATCTTTGTATAAAGCACCTAATGGAATTATACCATTTTCAAACACACTTGGATGTTGAATATCAAACTCAAATTTCCAATAGTTGTTATTATCTTCTTCTAATTGGTACAAGAAGCCAAACTTCTGTAAGATATCATCAGTTAACTCTAATCTCATTGGCGCTTTAACTACGTCTGGCTGTGATCTGAGAGATATAACTTGCAATATAGTATCAAAATTACATTGTGTATTTCTTTTACGTATCCAATCTTGAATATTATCTTGGTCAGGTTTGGATCTATTAATCACGCCCGTTTGCGTAATATTGAACAATGTATAACAAACCATTCTAATAGTCATGAGTATATTTAGACAACAAAAAGCCCGAGATAGAATTCTATCTCGGGCAATCTGAGTTTTGTTTAACTACAATTATGCGCCAGCAGTGAAGCTTGCACCAGCAGTTGTAGTAGTTCCGGTTACACCAGCAGCAGTAAGAGCAGTGTCAATTGAAGATGCAGTCCACTGAGCAGTTGGGTAAATTGCAATTGCGAATGTATCGTTTGAAAGATCAGTATACTGATACATGTAGATAGTTGCAAGCTGCTGAATAGTCTGCACGATAGTAGCAACCTGAGTAGTTGAGAAAGCACCAGTTGCGGTGATTGTGTAGAAGTCAAGCTTTGGACCTGCAACATTAACTACGACGCCTGAAGTTACTGCGTTAAGTGCGCCAGTAGTGTATGCACCTGTATCCTGGTGCATAACTGGCTGAAAGTCACCATGTACTTTTGTGAATTGTGCCATTTTATGTTTTCCTTATAGTGTGTAGAGCGCCATGCTCATATAATTATTTATGCCATACCACAAAAAACACGGTTTAAGGATTATCTATTGGCTAGATTTTGACGGCTAAAGCCCATTCTATCTACGAACTTTAGCCCGTTACTTACGAAACCTTCTTGTGTTTGAGTTCCGTCCTGTAAATATCCCTTAACTGGACTTAATTCTGCTGCCTTATCCAATTGACGAACTATATCCATCTTAAGATTATAGATAGCCACCCAAATTTTAAATGCTCCTAACACACCTTTCTTATTGACTTCAAGATGTTCTCCGAGCTTAGCTCTCATTTTATCTGTCATCGGACGAGTCTTGAAAAACTCAAAAAAATCGTCTGTCAAGTTCTTAAGATTTCCTGACACAATTTTACGATTGATATAAACTGTAAATAGCTGATTGAAGGTATTTCTGGCCTGGGGAGCAGTAGTCATTAGATCATGCACTGCTGCACCATACTGATTAATTTCGGACTGCGCCTTAGATAACAATGATTGATTGATCTTGAGTTTAGGTGTGATCGGCATTTTACTCGGAACAACTGCTACATTACTAGCATTTTGTAGATTTCCAATAGTACCGTCAAGTGTCTTAGCTTCATCGGTACTTACTGCATCAGGAGGAATAAACTGGTGTACAGCAATTCCGGCTACTTTTCCAGTAAGTAATTTACCTGCATCACTATTAACATCAACAGTATAAGTAATGCCATTTGGATTGGCTCTAAATTTATAAACACCATTTGACTCTTGTAGCTCATTACTGAATAAAAGATCGCCCCAGTAATATCCATTGGAACCTCTATCATCTTTTTCAAGACCAGGCCAAATAGTTTCGATGATCCTATATAAATCTCCGCGATTTACTCCACGAGCCTGATCATAGGCGACGAATTCTTTAGGACTATACACTTGTCTACCACTGCCATCTTTCTTATTGAACATGTGCTTATCCATGATAGCAAACTTACCATCAGTACCTCTACCAAAAACCAAGGCAGGGAAACCGTCCCATTTAATAGTAACTTTAGTGGGGTTTTCAATAGTAGCAATAATTGACTGCAATGCTCTAGCCATTCCGGTTTGATCTTGCAAGAATACTAAATCTTCTGGATGATCTAAATGGCCTTTATCCTCATCAATGCGAGGCTGTGCAATCTTGTCTAAAGTTTTTGCGAGATTAATTATTGATTCGGTCAGATTCATTTTTTGCGTCTTTTTGATTCTTTAAATAATGTTCCTCCGGATGTAACACCTTTAGGTGCAGGTCTCGGAGTTCCTGCAGTTACAGTCCCGGCGTTTCTAGTAAGAGTAGGAGCAGCTAATGGATTTGCTGGCTTAGTAGCTGGTCTCACCGTTGATGTGACTTTGCCGGCTGGTTGATTTGCTTTTGCCGGCTGGCCGGGTGATGCAGCAGGCTGTGAACCAGATGCTGCTTCTGATCCTGCTACTTGACTAGCAAAAGCTAATTGTGCTAGCTGAGTTAACGCTTTGACGCCACGGTCAGTTTTATAGGTTGCTTCTACGTTCTTGATGATTTGCTGAGCATGACTTTTATCATATGGAACGGACCCCATGTATCTAGTAAAATAGTTTGCTAGATAAGTGCCTATAGGTTGACCTGCCATCTGTTCAAGAATACTTTCAAACAGTGCATTCATTTTATTGTAACTAGCATTTTCAGTGGTAGTTGCTGCTCCCGGAGCTATTCCGACATTTACCAAACCACTCTTAATTGCCATTTCTAATGCAGAACTTGCTTTAGCTACAAAGGTCTTAATGAAGTTATTCTGTGCTAGTTGCTCTTGACCGGTCATGCCCTTCTTGAACATGCTTTGTAGTCCGGCGGCTCCCGTATCACCTAGTAATGCATCTAAGAAACCTTCATCAATCTTCTTGAGTTTATTTTTCTTCATTTTTCTTCCTTACAGCCTTACTGAATCTGTTTTGGTCTTTGCCCTTAATTGCACTTAGCAATTTCTTTTCAAGCAATTCAGCCTTTTCGGAAGGATAATGCTTTTGCATTAGTTCAATTAAATTTATAGCACTTGCAATGATATTGCTGGCTCTGGATTCAATGACATGATTTATATCACGCTTGTCGCCATAAGACTGCAATTCCTCTAAAAGGCTTCTTGTTTTTTTATGCATAATGAGTAAGACCCTATACTTCTTATTTATTCGTTTCGGGTCATTTCTTCAAAGAACTTAACAGCGATTTTAGTTTTGCTGCCTGTACATCACCTGTTACTTTCTTTTCAAGTGGTTGCACATTTTCTTGAATAGTATCGTTTACGGTGCTAGTAGTCTTGATTTTACTTAATATCTGGTTAGGAGTAGGCTGTTGTTTATCACCATCTGGATCATCGTCAGTAATACGCATAGTTTCCATATTGTATTCTAAGTCAATCTTTTGACCAACACCAGTAGAACTACGGCTCTTCATACACTGAATCTGATATTTGCCTCTTTCACGCATAGATCGTGAAGTAAAGATACCAAACACATAGTCCGCAGTATTAATCTTTGAAATACCACCTGCAATGTGACTGTGATCAAACTCAATTTCTTCAACTGCCGATCTATTCAACTGTGATGCAGTTACAAGTAGGACACCAAGCTCTTTGGCTAGATTGCGTAGTTCTTCTGAAACATACTTGTCCTTAATGAACTGATCGTTTGGATTGACTTTAACACTAACAGGCATAACAAGGTCAAGATAGTCAACCATAACAAAGTCAATTCTGATTCCAGTCTGGATCTGAACTTCTTTGATATAGCTGCGAATAGCATTTACATTGCTCTGAGCAGGAAGATTTTTAACACGATACTGACCCATCTTTTTGCCAGCCATCTTGACTCGCAATTCGGCATCATCCATGTTCTTGCGAATATCCTTCGTACTCATGCTTGTAAGCATGGCGTCAGTGCGAAGTGAGGTTAGTTCTTCTGAAAGTTCTAGTGTGATATAAACGCCACTAAGTCCTTGCTTTAACCAATTGAGAGCAATATTCATCATGACTAGTGACTTACCCGAGCCTGAACCACCTGCGAAGATATTAAGTTCGCCTCGACTCATGCCACCGTACATGACTCTATCAAGCTGGGGCCAGCCTGTACTTACCTGCCCTCCTGCATTGAAATACTTGTTCAATCGTTCTTTTGGGTCAGCAAAATAGTCTGTGCCCATATCGCGCTGGAGGCTGATTTGAACTGCGTCCTTGACTAGTTTTTCAACTGGATCAAACTCACCTTTTTCAAGCAGGTCGGCTGCTTTAAGAATCGCTCTTTCTAGTTCTTGCCGCTTAGTAAATTTTTCAAATTCTTCTAAGAACCAATCATTATGTCCTTCAGCTAAATCAGGGATAGGTTCAATGATAGTACCAGTGGTAGCCTTAATCTGCAAAGGGTCTGGCATAACACTGTGCTTAGCAGTATGCTCAACGATGAATTCTGCTGCCGGACGAAGACTACGATCAAAATTCTCTGGATTCATGATGTTCATAACGCGAGTATAAAGCTCGGCATTGGTGATCATCATTTGTAAAAACAGTTTTTGCACATCCGAATTATAATCTTTTAACAATAGATTTCCTCTGTAATTCTAATTTGACTTTATTGTGGGTAGCACATTGCAGTATACTTAGTAAAGTAGGTATTCTACCATACTTTAATACCGCATCATTGGCATCCTTTATATTGTCTCCCCAATTCGGCAACGCAACTGCGAATCCAAAATCTAACGCCTTATCTATAATTTTTAACCCTGTTTTATCTTGATCTGGTATGATAACAATTCTTCTGTTTAGGCTTCGTAATATTTCTGCTTGCTCGTCACTAATATCATCATGCAGTAGTGCGCATCCATTTAATGGAATAGCGTCAAAAATACCTTCAAAAACCAAACAAACTTCGTAATCTTTCTTTTGTAAATCATATCCGAAGACAAAGCCAGATGGCTGCTCTTTGATATATTTTGGAAATCTCCCGTCAAGGTATCTACTTATATTACCCACATACTTATTATTAAAAGTATACGGGATGATTACTCTATTATTTGCACGACCTTCATCATCAGGCGATACTAGAAAAGGATAGTCTTTAGCAGTAAGTCCTCTAGAGGTGATGTAATCAATGTAATGTTTGTGCCTTGCATCATTTTCATCAAGAGGTACAAAATTTTCAGGTACTGGAAGTTCCTTAAAACTTGTTTTTAATTTGTACCTCTTTTTTAACGTATGTTCAATCAAGTCTTTTTTCTTGAGACTTTCTAGGCTCCAGCGATTGATCTGAGAAGTATCTATCCCCAACCATCCTAGTAAATCTCTAGTTTTAGCGGTTATACTTTTACCTAATATAAAGTTAGAAGAAAACCCACAGTTAAAGCAGTGGTAAGTCCAATTGGTTTCATTTTCAAAAATGATTCCACCTCTGCGGCGATCATCTCTTCTATGCCCTTTATGGTGACAACATACTGCATCAAAGCTATACCAGCCTGACTCAGTTTTCTTGCGACTACCAGGTATCAAGGACAAGATATCAAATATCATATTGATATATTAACATGTTTTTAACAGAATTCAAGCTATTTGGTTATTATCGTGACAATATGTTAGTTACCGCACCTGCATTACTAGTGAAGCTCATACGTATGTATGGATGAAACCCTTTAACCGTATATCCTTTAGTTTCAGTAAGGTCTTCTAAATCGGTGTCTGTAGTTATTATGTACCAATCAGTATCAGGTTGAGTAGAACCTTGAATAGTGACATTGCCATAGAATCCATCATATCTAGTTTGCAATGTTAATATAGGATTATCTTCGGTGTTAATCACGCTCGTTACATAAGTTACATTTGTACTATTGTTTGGAGTGAGGTTTGGGAAAGGCTGACCTGTTGGGATAGAAATATTAGCACTGGGAACGAATGAAGGTAGTATGCTATCAACTATATACATATCTCCCCTTGCTCCTGCATTTTGATCAACGAAAACAGGATAGTCAAACGCACCTTGTGGAATTTCTAGGCTATAATACGCTTTTTGTGCATTGATGTTTTCTAAATCTGCTGCCATTAGTCGCAGACTAGCGATGCCCGTTAATGGTAAATCTAAGTCTAATGTTTTAGCTAATAAAACTTTATTGCCCTGATCATTCAACAATCTGCAAGTAATTGACAATCCTGTTATATCAACCGGCTTTTGTTCTTGATTTAAGAACTGGAACTGAATTCTGTTGTCAACTCCCCTATGTAGTGACAATGATTTGGCATACTGTGGCATATATTTCCTCGGTGAGTTTCCAAACAGGAGTACTACAATCTGTCGTTGAGTGTAAACAAATACTGATGTGGTATACAATGTAGGCTCCTTATTATAATATTTATCGCCAAAAATAACAAATAATTAGGTTTGGAAAAATAAGTGTAAATAATATCTGAGTATGGAACCCAACGACTTTTTCAAAAAACTGACTGAAAATCACCCGTTTATATCAATTTGCAGTTATGCAAGCCAAGATTACGTGGGTATAATACAGAACCGAGACGATACCGTGACCACTATATATGATTACGGTGCTATTATATCACAAGATTTGAGAGCGAAGTTCTTGCAGTTAGGCGAAGTTTGGTGGTGGGAAAGTAATCGTACTGTTCCCATCAACCTTTTTCTAAAAGAAGAGTGGGCTGTTTTCAAGCCTTATATAAAAACTTTTAACAACAAAGGCTTAGAAATCATTCATGGACCAGTAACCAGCATGAATGAGTTTGTGAAAAAACGCAGTAAACGCAAGAGCATTACGCTAGTGAAACGAATCTCTTAGATTCTCGCTTTAACTCTTTCTTTCTTTTATCCTTTGCCATACGCAGTACTAAATCACTGACACGTTGGTTAAATGTGACACCGATCAAATGATCATATTCATGTAAGAACACCCGACATTCTAATCCAGTCAATTCGCGCTGTACGGTTTCATTCATAGTGTTTTGATATTCTACATTTATGCTAGCAGGACGCTTGACTCTCATGAACAAGCCAGGAAAGCTTAAGCATCCTTCAAGCTCATTAAGTCTATCTTCGCCGACACCCACGATCTTTGGGTTGATACACGCGACTAGCTTTTGGAAGTTGCCCATGATAAAGATGCGCTTATTGATACCCAATTGAGGGGCCGCTAATCCTACTCCCCCGTTTTCAATCATGAACTTGCTCATGTTTTTTACAAGTTCGGTGGGGTCACCATCTACTGCAAAGTCCCATTCAGTTGAAACGTCGAGTAGTCTGTGATCACCATCTTTCAGTAATTCTAAGTTCATTGTTTTTCTCTTCTTGTTCTAATCGCTCTATTAATCTGTCTATCCAAAATATCCACCAAAGATTTTGCAAATCTTTGTATTCTGCTATAGCAACAGGGTCTTTTGTAACATGAACTAGATTAAATTCAACTGGATGTGTTTCTTTATACCAAGTAGCAAATGTAGCCGTGCAATGCTTGGTTATCGTTTAAGAATATCCATAATCTCTTGTTGTTCTCTGCGGTGCTTATTCGTCAACTCTTCGTATCTAACAACAGTGAATACCCCGATCATATTTAAATGTCCTAGCCCAAAAAATACTAGCGGTGCGTATAGACCGGCTAGATGGGTGCAAATAACACCTGCTAAAAAGATGGCACTCACAATTCCAATTATACATGCAACCGGCTTCACGGTGTCTACTATTGCTCTGCCTAAAATTTTATGATTAATCTTCATTTGTATCTCCTTTTCTATAGCTATACCATATTGTTTCAACTGGAGTTTCTACACTGAAACTTTCTTGTGTTAATCCGTCACGCAATAGTTCAGCAATTTCTATTGCTTTAGCAGTGATAGTTGCCGGGTCAGAGGGGAATCTAGGATAATTGATTAATCCTACGCGAAGTCCACTTTCATGTCCATTCGTATATATGTATTCTACGGTTTGTAGTGTGACGCAGAGCCCTACTTCATCGCAGTATTTTTTTAGTATTTTTCTAGCAGTAGAATATTTTCCTGCAATGTGAATGGTTACAGGGAATGATCTAGTAGTTTTAACTAATGGTTTCATTTTTCTCTTTCAACAAATTCATGTGTACTACTACGAGTTGGCTGTAGCTAATTGCGTGAGCCTTTTTGAATGAGTAACCAGACTCGTCTTTGTCCCAAACAGTTTTACTAATTTCTTTCCAAGTGCTACCCACTAAATGTCTTTTACTAGGCCTGATGATGGCAAGAAACATAGCGAGCCTAGGAATGCTATCAATTGGTTCTGGCATCTTTCTAATCAAATCATAACTGTTGTTCAAGTGCATTAATTGACCGACAATGTTACGATTTTTTAACATAGTCCAGTCTGGATCATACATCATTCTTACCAAATGCTCTTCATCCCGAATTTGGCTATATACATGTACATTGAGTAAGTCTAACTTGAAGTATCCTCGCTCGTCTGCTTCTTTATAGTCAATTGCAGCCATATCGTTTACCGGATCATACGGGATATCAGTGATGTAGACGCCGGTTGCATGTTTGCGAATAGGAGTTACTTTTCGCATTGCTGCCGGAATATGTTTGATAACTTTCAGTAAGCTATCACGATCCGCAAAGTCAATATCAATATCGCTGTCAATACGCATTTACATATACTTCAATATAAAGAAAGAGTAGAGTCCTTCGTGAGTTATAGCATAATGGTCAGTAATTTGACCGTCAGTTATAGTTGGTCTAATACCAAACTTATTTTCTACCCAGTCGGCAAATTCTTTAATGTTTACATTAATGGTGTAGGCTGTGTCTTTTTCTTGAACATACTCTTCCTTAAGCTTCTTCAAGACAGCCCAATACTTCCACCGATTCTCACGATATTCAATCTGTGCATCAGTTGAATCATAATCATCAAAGCTACCCATTGGAACTTTCATTGATTTTTCTTTTTCTTATTCAGTAAACTAACAGGAGTTTCTATTCTAGGTAACCCGCAATCTACACAGTGACAAGTAGCATGACTGAAAAAACCCCTAGGGGGATCACCCTCAACATACTCAAAACTTGTCCAACGATGCCATCCTAAACGACATCTAAAAGGCTGAATAGGTTTCAACCCCTTTAATGTTCTCCAGGTGTTTTCGGCATCAAGTTTCATCGGATGTGCGTCATGCCTGCTTGAATAAGCTTTTGGTATGCTTTCTGCACAACAATAGCCTGACGCTCAGCATCTTCGACCGCTTTATGTGAGGTAACATGTCCACCATCTTTGAGAGAGACACCTGCAAGATCATAGATAGTGCGACAATCACGAACATTCCAGAACTGCCATGGGTACTTCATGTCAAGATCACGGAATGCGCTCTCAGCAATCACGATGTCAAATCCACTACCATTTGACCAGAACTTGTCAGCACGATTCCAGCAGAACTTGTAGAGCTTTTCCATGCATTCACGGTAGCTAACACGATCACGATCACCCATAGCTTCCTCAATAGCTTCTGGACTCTGTTCTCCCCACCAGCGAAGCGTGTCATCGCTAATAGTACGATTATAAATGTCAGTTTGCTCTTCCATTGTAGGACGAAGTTCAATCTTGTCAATGATTCCGACACCGCGCGGATCAAAGCGAACTGCACCGATTGTAAGAATGACTGTGGAAACATCCGTACTAAGTGTTTCCATGTCTATCATGAGGTGATTAGCCATTTTGTTCTTCTTTCTTTAATATTTCAATGATACGATAGTGTTCTACTAGCTTATCGTAGTTGTCGTAGTTTACTGCTGCAAGTTCAGGATATTTGGCTTCAAGCTGCTTATCAGTATGATCCAATCTCATTCTAAGCCAACGATTTTCGTATCCATGAGGATCAACAATATCCTTGAATGATACATATGGCATTAACTGCACTTTGTCATTTCCTAAGTTTAATGACAAATGTTCAGTAGATTTAATCATTCTACCGTCACCTTCACACTTCATACACTTGTTGCGAGTAGTAGTATACTCTCTTTTATGGTAGTCGCTAAGTTCTTCGTCTAACGTAAATCCATAGCCTTTGCATCGGTCGCATAATACTACTGTATTAGATCGACTAAAACTACCTGTGATGTGGTTAGGTAAATCTTCTAGTGGTATAGCCATTAAATAAAGTCTACTTTGTAGTGTACATTGGGTTTATCAAGCCCTTCTAGGTGCTGCGTTACAGTAGTAGTGATTTTTACTTGTCCGTTGGGTAGCCGTTCATACTTCTTATGCTCTTCTCTCAATAGAAGAGGTTCTAGGCTATGCATCCCGTGACAAGGTATAGCATCAATTATAGTAGGGGTTACACTCATAAAAACTCCTTAAATTATTTTCATATTGTATCAAAGATACCTTTTTATAGCAACCATAAATAAAATATTTGGAAACATTCATTCGCATAGTTTCCAATGCACATAAGTCTTTTCATCAAGTATAATATAGCCGGACACTTTAAACCAATTACTTAAATATTTAGGTTCTCCGTAGTGTTCACGACACCATTTTTCTAGCTCGCTCTCTCCTCGAACTAAACGATCAGCACCATAAACAGGTATACGAATAAACATTCTATCTTCCCATTCATTGCCTACTTGAATCTTCTTCTTAATTTTTTGTGTTACTGGAACCATTTCTACTATGTTATAGTCAATAGGCCTTAGCACCATCTTAGTTTGAACCATATATAATCTCTTTCATCACCAAATACAAATTCATGAACAGTGTCCATTGTTAAATGTACCACATCATTTATGTCAATTACTGAGCGGTAAGCAAAAGAAGGACAATTTTCCATCGCCCATTCTTCGTGCTCTCTAAAATTAGTCAAGTCTGATAACAACACAGAATAGATCATGAATACCTCAATAGGAAAATCACATATTTGTGTTCATCAACTACTTCAAATGCCTTATCCTGCCAGTCTACTAAACGTAGTCCATATTCGGGTTCTGAGATTTGATTACAGTATTCATTAGAAATACCAATCTGCATCCAATCATAGGACTTGATGATAAGTGTATCTGTCCACTTATCAAATAGATCATTGTCCATATGAAAATACTTGTTCATAGATACCCTAAAACAAAAGTCAATGCTTCTTTCTCTTTGTCAAAGATGAAATCGTAATCCCAGAAGATAGGACTATAGGTTGTCTTGTCCCAAGTGCGCCCGACGCACCAATGTTGCTTAATCTTTTGATAAGACATATTGCGTTCTCGGCACCAGTGCCAAGAATCAGTGGTATTGATTACGCCCTTTACCCGAACACACCATTGTTGGCCACGCCGAACTACCTTATACTTCTTAATATCCCGCTGCATCTAGCAATTCCTTGACCTGTGTTACAATCTCAGGGTCTCGCTTGAACTTGATAGCCCACTTCTCTGGTACGATATAATCTAGTATAAGTTTTTGTTGCATGTCATTTAATGATTCCACGAATTCAATTCCGCTTTCACTTTGATAGAGCATCCATGGGCTTATCTTGCCATTAGTAATCAGATGGCAAATGCGATTCTTGTTACCATACCGAAGATAGTCTTTGCTTTGTACACTTTCTTCTTTGGCATGGTTAACACAAGTTTCAATACTACGAGCAATAGCATCAATTGCGTTTTCTTCACGAATATACTGGATAAGGAATTCAGTGTAGTTCTTATCACTGCACCAGTTGTCAATTGTTATTTTGTTCTTCAACAGATAATCAGCATAGAAACTTACATTGATGCACTTGATGTTGATACAGTAGTTACCAAACTTTACAAAAGCAATGTAGTACGCGCTTTTTGCGAAATCAACATATGTCTTTGGTTTTTTGGTATTAGTATTCTTTCTATAGAATTCAGTCCAGCAACTAAACGCAATACGATTACCGGGCAAATCTTTATCTTGCCATCTGCGCTTACTTTCGCAGATGTGCTTAATCATAGTCGTTTCTCGCTGGAAAGACCTGTTACAGAATTCACAACTGAATTCAGTTTCCGAGAGCTTCTTCGTATTCTTCAATTTCTTTACTTGTAACAAGGTCACTTAACAACTCTATTTCATCAAATTTAAGTTCGGGGAACTTATCTGCAAGATAAATCTTTTTCTTATGATTGTCAATGAATACTTGCGCAATGATTTCAAGGTCTTGACTACTAGACTTTGGATAAATCTTTTTGTAGTATTCCTTGATATCCTTAGATTTAGCATGTTCTTTTAGTTTAGCTACACGATCTTTGATATGCGGTATCCATTGATGGAACTGCTTCCCTAATCCCGGACTTGCTGCACATAGCATTAGCCACTGTAATTTAGGATTCTTCTGTATATTTTCGTTGAACAGATATTTGTTGGCATGGTATTCAGTGCTTTGTAGATAATAATTCTGTAGTTCACTATTACCCTTAATAGCACTGACCCAATGAATCAGCATGAACGGCACGAACTTCTTTTGCTGCTCGGGCGTCAACCTATCATAATACGAATAGTCCTTGCGATCAATAGCCGCAAGTGCTTCAAAAAGATCAAATTCAATCTTATCAAACTTTTCGTCTTGTGATAGTTTTTCTTTAACCATTCTACGCCTCGTAGCTGTTGTTGTTTGGATCCATGTCTCGGTACTTCAAGTACAATTCATAGATATAGTCTACGTGATTGTCTGGTGAACCCAACTCAATGGCAGCTTGATGATGCATAAACAACGCTGCCGTAATCACTTCTCGTTCCTTAGTATCCATTATGTTCTAAGTGCTTCAATAGCGATAATATGTTCAACCGCCTTACCCAAATCGTCGCCGTGATTAACGATTGTCAAAGTAGGACCGTCACTCTCTTTATAGCGATCTTGCTTCCAAGATTCAATAACAAATCCGCCTGAAGCAGGATAAACAGTGAAGCGAATACTAGACTTTGCGGTAACAGAATCCGACGGAGCCTTTACCAACGTACCGGTAGTGTCTTGTGCCTCGTCCCATGCTTCACGCACCCACTTTGCAAACTTTCTTTTAAACCAACCCATCTTCTTTTCTTTCTTTACTTTCTTAGCGCAATATTCGTCGCTTGTAATTCCATACCTAGTTTTAAAAACCATGCCTGGCGGCTTACTGTTGATAGCCTTGGCATACTGTGATCCTGCAATGGTATGTCCGTTTGACATTAATGTTTCTTCTTTTTGGTTTTGTTTGCTAGAAACATTTCTACGGTAATGTCAGGAAATAATGTACGAATTACGCCCATGACATCTTCTTCCTTGTTTGTTTTCTTGGCTTTAGCATAAGATTGAATCACTGTATTCATAGTTCTCGCTCCTTTAATAAATATTACCGTAGTCTACTATCTCGCAATTTCTACTAATATCTTTAACAAAGTAAACACATCTGGGCTTTTCTCCTTCTTCAATAGGAACACATAAAAACTGACCATTTTTAAGTCTAGGTGCATACCATGTTACATCTGGATATATGTCTAGAATTTCTATAGTCAAAAAACTAGGACTATAACTTGATAGCGGATTAAAGCTAAATGCGTGAAATCCACGATCATTGAGACTAGTCAGTGGAAGAGTTTCCAGATCGCCGTGTTCTTGTTCTCCGATAAGTATTTGCCAATCAACTGGCATTCGTATAGTTTTGTCTCCAATACGCAATACTAATGCAGGACTATTAAAGCTTTCCAAGAAGATAAGTGGAATAAAAAAGTAATCAACATTACTAGGATTACTGTTATCCAATATAGCAAAGCGTAGATCGTCTATCACGTCAGGAAGCGTTTCTAAGTTATAAAGGGTATCGTCAATAGTTAGAATTTTCATAATATATCTTTAGCAAATTTTGTTATACAAGTCAAGAACTTAATAGTCCAATTTCTCTAATGTAAAGGGGTAGCCGGCTTCTTTATAATATTCTTTTCTTTTAGTAAGATGCCTCTTGGCAAACTTACATGAACTGGTAATGTCCCAAATTTGAACGTGGTCCTTATCTTCTGCTTTACGAATGCCTCGTCCAATACTCTGAATAACACGAACAAACGATTTACCAGGCTCAATAAGAACCAGATTAAAGATACGCGGAATGTTAATACCAACGGCCGCTACACCATATGTTGCTACGATAATTTTATCATCGCTTGTCGCAACTTCGTCATATTCTTCTTTTCGTTCAGTAAGACTAGTTCCACCATTAACAAACACTGCATTGGAACCTAACCTACTTACAATTTTTTTACCTGCGTTCACTCGGTCAACAAGAACCAATGTGTTGCCTGTCTCATTTACTTTTTCAATAAGCTCTGCGATCTTGTCTAACCTGGCGTCATTTTCCAATAAGTGCTTTAATTCGCTTTGGTAGTTAGTGAATTCTACATGATCCTTAAGCTGCACTATATTAACGTGGCATTGTGCAAGCACGCCTCTGTCTTGTAGTTCCTTGGCGGATAGCTTACCGATGACAGGACCTAGTGATACTAGCAACGAGACCTGATCCATTTTATCCTTTGGAATGGTTCCTGTCAAACCCCAGCGAATTGGAACATCAGCGAAGACACCGGTGAGCATTGTCTTTAGAACATCAGCTTTAGCCATGTGGCAGTTGGATACAACTGCACCTTCTACAATGTAATTGTGGTCGTTTTCGATGTGAAGGTTAAAAACTTCATTTGGTTTTTCAATTTCAGTTTTTT